ATTTGGTTTTAATTGCATGAGGGAACGCAATGACACATTTTAATGGCAAGTGCCCAGCCAGAGCCGGCGGATTACTCCTCCGGAAGCTTATCCTGGTAACGAAGGAACCCAAGCAAATCAGCCCACTGTTGGGGCACATCAAGGGTCTTCTTACCAAAGACTTGCACAATCTCAAAACCGTACTCGGAATAAATCATTCCAACGACAGTTGCGTCAGGTTGCAGGATACTCAAAACTTGAGCGTATTTCCTGGCCTGCTTACGCACTTTGCCGCGCTGAGGCTTGCGATCTACCAACGATTTGGTCTCGATCACAAGGAAAAACTCATTCTCCTCAGCATACATGAGATCGCCCTTGCCGTAGTTATCGGCAATCACAGGGTATTCCTGTGCGGTCGGTTGACCGAGGAGCTCAACAACGCGCTCCTGAAGCGTATCTTCCTCAGTGGGGTTCATTGCCTTTTCAGGCTTACCCGACTGGGAATCAAGGACAATGTCGTACTTCTCACAGTACCAGTCCTTGCGCTCATCGTAGGTAGGAATGGGTCCCAAATAACCCTTAATTCCAGCGGCCTCAGCGACCTCCTCCAATTGAGCGACTTTCTCGGAATAAACCTTTCGACCAAACTCAAAGTACTTAAGTGCAACATTGCTAATGGCTTCAGCGCTAGACTGTTCCATCGACAACACTTTCGACTTGAGGTGAGCGTGAAGCATCTTAGCGATGCTCCCGTCCTCAATTACAGCTCGGTAAAGGTTAAACTCAGGATCCCACACAGCAAAATGCTTGAGGAAAGAAGCGGTGCTCAAATGAATAAATGGAACACTCTCTGCCTCCTTCTCAGCCATGGTGTAGGTAATGCCAACTTCGGCAAACTCCTGGGCAATCCGGGTGTGGTTGTAGGCGTCAAAGCCTTCTTTCACTGTCATGATATTATCATCGCCGTACGTCATCAACGCAACCACATCGGCGAATCTCGGTGTCTTCCACCAGCGCTCATCTCTAGCGATCTTAAAGTAAACATAACGCATGTAAAGCGAGTTCACGATCGAGTTGATGATAACTGTAAGTGGATGTCCGCTCGGGTTAGACCCGAAAAACTGGACAAGAGTACCGAAGTAATCATAAGTGGGGTAAGAGATTTCAGAAGCGATGCCTCTCATAATAACAAGGTCATCAGCATCGTAATTTCCTGATTTCTCAGCGATGGCGATTAGCAACTTGAAAGCAGCGAGCATAAATTCTGGGCTCATTCTGCCGTCAAACTTTGCGTAATCTCCAGCGATCGCACGGTCCCAACCGTACTTACCGATGTGTTCGAACAAATCGGTCCACTCCGGCGATTGAACAACGGTTCCGACTGCGCACTCCGTGAGGTTCTTATTCCTCTGGAAAAGCGCCGCAAGACTCAAAAAGTACTTGCGTGTCAGCATAATCATAGGC